GTGGTTCAAGCGGTTCAGTAACTTTATCTATTAACACAGCCGTTACAGCAGACTTGACTACAGCACAAACACTTACAAACAAAACATTAACTAGCCCAGCGATTGATATTGGAATTAACCCAAAAACTGCGGCTTATACAACGATTGCATCTGATGATGGCAAACTAATAACAGTTACATCAAGTAGCACGGCAAATGTTACTTTGGCGGCTGGTTTATACAATATAGGCTCTCAAATAAACGTAGCGCGTATGGGAACAGGCGCAGTAAGTATTGTTGGCGATACAGGCGTGACAGTTGTATCTACCGGAGCAACCGCATCATCTCCAACTCTAAGAGCCCAATATTCAACAGCAACGGCTATTTTGACTGCCACTAATACTTGGATAGTCGCGGGTGATATTGCATGAGCCGTCAAGCCTTAACTCCCACAAATGTGCCAGCAAGTGCTACAGCAATTTCTATACCAACTTTGCGCGCTGGCGACCTTTATTACAATACAACTACAGGACTTATGGTTTATACCGGTTCTGTTTGGACACAAGTTTCATCTAATGCCGCACCAACTGAACTAGATGCTGGTGTATTTGATAGTATTGCCCCATACCAAGGTGGCGAGCCAGATACCACAGCGACCCAAACTTTTGAGGGGGGAACACCATAATGGCAGTAGTAACGCAAATTCAAATTCGCAGAGGAACTGCCGCTCAATGGACTTCTGCGAATCCAACACTTGCCGCAGGTGAGTGGGGTTACGAAAGCGATACAAATAAAGCAAAAATTGGTAATGGTTCAAGTGCTTGGGCTTCTTTATCTTATTTTGGTGGAACTGGTGATGTAACCCTCACTGGCACACAGACATTGACTAATAAAACATTAACAGACCCTAAAATAAATCTCGCTTTTGATGCTGAAACTGCTTCTTATACAGCAGTCCTAGCAAACAATGGTCAAGTCGTAACAATGGACAATGCTTCTGCGAACACTTTTTCTATTCCTACTAACGCTTCCGTTGCGTTCCCAATCGGTACGCAAATAAATGTGCTACAAATTGGCGCGGGTCAAACGACTATTCAAGCCGTAACAAGCGGAACTACAACTATTCAATCAACTGGCGCATCGGCTGCTGCACCAAAACTTCGTGCGCGTTATAGTGCAGCGACTTGCGTAAAAGCCTCAACTGACCTCTGGTATGTATTTGGAGATATTTCCTAATGCCTATTATCGGAATTATTGACTCTGCTAAAACTGGAAATCTTGCTTTGATTGTTGATTATCTTGTGATTGCTGGTGGCGGTGGCACTCCAGCAGGAGATATGGTTAGTGGTGGCGGTGGCGCTGGTGGTGTTCGCTCAACAGTAGGTGCAACAGGTGGCGGTGGTTCACTAGAATCTCCTTTGACATTGGCATTAAATACTTCATATACAGTAACTGTTGGTGCTGGCGGTAGTGGTAATGGTTCAAATTCAGTATTTAGCACTATTACATCAATAGGTGGTGGTGCGCCTGGAAATTACAGCACATCAGGTTCATCTGGTGGTTCTGGTGGCGGTGCAGGAACCTTCTTTACTCTATCAGGCGGTGCTGGAACGGCTAATCAAGGTTATGCTGGTGGTAATTCACAATCTTTTGGAGTAGGACAAACAATTCAACAAGGTGGTGGTGGTGGTGGTGGCGCAGGTGCAGTAGGTGCTAACGCAACTTTGGGAACAGGCGGTAATGGTGGCGCTGGGATAACTACTGCTATCTCAGGGTCTTCTACTACTTACGCTGGTGGTGGTGGTGGCTGGGGCGGAACGACAGGTTCAACTGGTGGCTCTGGCGGTGGCGGTAATGGTTACGGCGGAACGGGCGATGTTGCTGGCACTAATGGTTCTGTTAATACAGGTAGCGGAGCAGGTGGTGGCAGATTAATAACTTATGGTGGTTCAGGAATTGTTATTGCTCGTTATTCAGGAACTACACAAAGAGCAATGGGTGGAGTTGTAACCACATCAGGTGGTAATACAATTCACACTTTTAATTCTAGTGGTATTTTTCAAACACAATATGTAGTAGCCAAAGCAACTGGCGGCATCATAACTAAAGATAACAATTATTTTTATCACACATTTCTTTCTTCGGGAACATTTGCTCCAACGCAATCTTTAACTGTTGATTACTTGGTGGTCGCTGGTGGTGGCGGTGGTGGTATTCAACACGGCGGTGGTGGTGGTGCAGGTGGACTTCGTTCAACTTTAGGTTCAACAGGCGGTGGCGGAAGTTTAGAATCTGCTTTATCTTTAACTGCAACTAATTACACAGTTACTATTGGCGCAGGTGGAGCAGGAACTGCTGGTGCTGCAAGTAATGGTGGCGGTGCTTCTGCTGGCGCGACTGGTGGAAACTCAGTATTTTCTACAATCACATCTAATGGTGGTGGCGGTGGCGGAACTTGGCAATTTTACGCGGCAACAAATGGTGGTTCAGGTGGCGGTGGAAAAAGTAATGCTTCAACGGCTGGCGGAACTGGAACTGCAAATCAAGGCTATGGTGGCGGAAGTGGCGCAGAAAGTGGCAACTATGGTGCTGCTGGTGGTGGTGGCTCTGGTGGTGTTGGGGCTAATGGTAATGGCTCGACTCCTGTTGGCGGTAATGGCGGAGCAGGATTATCGCTATCGGTTTGGGCTACAGCAACAGGAACGGGCGTAAGCAATTCTTATGCTGGCGGTGGTGGTGGTGGAACTTATAGAACCGCTGTTGGCGCAACTACTGGAACTGGACAAGCAGGTGGCGGTAATGGTGGCGCTGCATATGGTGCAGACTTGGTAGAATCAACTGCTTTTAATGCCGTAATCAATACTGGTTCAGGTGGTGGCGGTCAAGGAACTTGGAAAATTACAGGTGGTAATGGTGGTTCAGGTATTGTTATAGTCCGATACGCAGTATAAGGAGAAGGCAAAATGAAAATAGTAAAAGATAAAGAAAAAGTAACGCAGTTGTTCAGTTATGAAGTAATTATGCTGGTTCATATTGTTGCCGATAATGAAGAAACTGCTAAAGGGCAACTTGATGAAAAGGGCGGCATAGTAACTAAGCGAGATGTAAAGTTAGTTAATACGGCTACGCTTTATGGCGAACAGGAGAAAGAATAATGGGTCACTACGCAAAAGTAGAAAATGGAATCGTTACGCAAGTAATTGTTGCCGATGGACCTGATTGGTGTGAGCAAAATCTAGGTGGCGAATGGGTGCAAACCTCATACAACACTTCTGGCGGAGTTCACTCAGGTGGCAAGTTTCCTATTCATAAAAATTATGCTGGCATTGGTTACACATTTGATGGCATAGGTTTCGCCGCACCCCAACCATTTCCTTCTTGGTTATTGAATAAAAACAGTTATATGTGGGAAGCACCAACGGCTGCCCCTAATGACGGCAAAATGTATTCTTGGAACGAAGAAGAATTAGCGTGGGAAGAAGTAATTACGCCTACTGAATAGGAGATGCTGTGGCAACAACCTATCGGTATTTATTTGCTGACCTACAGACTAACGAGATAATTGCTGAACTTCCATTAACCGGAGTTTCTTTTACACAACAATTAAATCAATCCGGTAGTTTTCAGGGGCATCTTCTTTTGTCCGGAGTTAATGCAGCGGCGTTCAATATTGACGCATCTACAATTCCGGGTCGTAATGCTATTTATGTAGATAGAGATGGCGTTCTTGTATGGGGCGGCGTAATCTGGGGTCGTTCATATAACAGCACCGACCAAATCCTTAGCCTATCCGCACTTGAGTTTATGTCTTATTTTACGCATAGAAGAATTACAACTACTACGGCATTTACAAATATTGACCAATTAGTAATTGCTAAAACCCTTGTAGAAAATGCACAGACAGTCCCGTATGGAGATATTGGAGTCTTGTATAACACTTTAGGGCAAACGACTTCGGGCGTGCTTGTAGATAGAGTTTATTATGATTACGAATTAAAGACAGTATTTAATGCTATTCAGGATTTATCCCGTCAATTAGATGGGTTTGATTTTGATATTGATGTTTATTATGACAGCATAACTGACCTACCAACTAAAGCATTTAATACTTATTATCCTAAAATTGGTGCTACATGGTCATCTTCAAACCCTTCTGCACCTGTATTTAACTTTCCTGCTGGCAATATTGTTGAATACGAATACCCTGAAGATGGCTCTATTGTGGCTAATCGTATTTATGCGCTCGGAGCCGGCTCAAATGAGGGTAAGTTAATTTCCGTAGCCGAAGACATAGATAAATTTGCCGAGGGTTGGGCGTTGCTAGAAGAGCAATCTAATTACTCTGATGTAACCGACCAAACTGTGTTAGACAACTTAGCCGCAGGGCAAGTATTAGCGCAGTCATATCCCCCAACCACAGTCAAAATAGTTGTGCCGCCATTTATTGACCCAATCTTTGGCACATACGGCTTGGGAGATGAGGTGCGTCTAATGATTATAGATAACCGATTCCCAGAAGGACTAGACGAAATTTACCGACTTGTAGGACTAAGCGTGCAACCGGGCGAGGACGGTCCGGAGCGGGCGACTCTGACCCTTACACAAGGCACTTGGGGGTAACACATGGGCTACATTAACCAACCGCCAGATTTGCATATTTTATTTGCAGATATTGAATCACGGCTACGCAAACTAGAGACGGCACAAAGATTTACTGCGCCGGTTGTTAATTTTGCTACGGCTACGCCTAGCAACCCACGCCAAGGTGACATTTTTTACGATACTAATTCTCAACGCTTGGTTTATTGGAATGGCTCGGCTTGGTATAAATTAACCCAGACGGCGTTATAGGTTACAATTTTGCCATGACCGCATTAGATTGGGCTGCTTTAGCCGTAAGTATTATGACCATACTTGGTGGATTTACTGCCGCCGTGCGCTGGTTAGTCAAACATTACCTAGCCGAGTTAAAACCAAATGGTGGCACCTCGCTTAGAGATGAACAGAATAGGCAGGGCGATACTATTAAACGATTAGAAAGTCGCGTAGATGAAATTTATCGCTTGCTTATTAATCGCCTTTAGTCTAACCGGCTGTGGCTATCAAGGTTGGGTTCGTTACCCTTGTCAAGAATATGAAAATTGGCAGAAAGCGGAATGCCAGCCGCCACAATGCGAAGCGATTGGACAATGCACAAAAGACTTACTTCCAGAAGTGGACACGACAAATGGCTAGACGGCGATTTACCCCTGAAGAACTACACGCTCGTTTGATTGTTACTATTGGGGTTATATTGGCTCTTGTTTTTGCAGGAAGCGTATTTAGCCTTCTTTACGCTTTGCTTTTTATTACACAGCCGATGGCTCAAGCCCCGAATGACGCGGCATTTATTGACCTAGTATCCACATTATGCGTATTTTTGACCGGCACTCTTGCTGGTATTTTGAGTGCTAATGGACTAAAATCTAAACCAAAGCCACAGGAAGGAAAAGAAAATGAGCCTCAAGAAAGTAATCGAACTCTGTGAATCCTCTTTAGGATACACAGAGGGAACTAATAACGACACAATATTTGGCAAATGGTATGGTCTAAACAATCAACCTTGGTGCGCTATGTCTGCATCTAAAATGTATTTTGATGCCGGCATTATTGCTTCGGTAGCAGATACCAAGAAAGGCTTTGCGTCATGTAATTTATGGCTCAAATACCTAGCCAAGAACAACCAACTTGTTCCAGTAGGACAGGCTAAAAGAGGCGATTTGGTCTTCTTCCAATTTGATGCAGATGCCGAGCCTGACCATGTAGGTATTGTAAAGAATCACAATACAACCCTAAAGACTTTACAGGTTTACGAGGGTAATACCAGTTCCGGAAAATCCGGTAGCCAGTCAAATGGCGATGGTTTTTATCTTAAAAAGAGAAACTATGCGACTATTATGGCAGTCGCACGACCAAAGGAGTAACAATGGATACAAAGAAACTACAAGCGGTGCTAACCTCTTATGGGCGCACTTTTCTTGCGGTAGTCCTATATGCAATTACACAGGGCGAAACAGACCTAAAATCTATTTTAATCGCGGGCGCAGTCGCAACTGTCGGACCAGCAATCAGAGCCATCAATCCTAAAGACCCTGCATTTGGTTTAGTCGCAGACAAAACAACGGCAGAACTCAACAAGTTACTTAAAGCCGATAAAAAGAAAACGGCTAAATAACAAGAAGCCCCGCTACGGCGGGGTTTTCTTTTGCCCAAATGTAAGGTAATCTTTAACAAGGGGGTGAGTATGTCTTTATCTGACCGCATAGAAGAAATATCAAAGAAATCAAGCAAAATGCCTAGTCCATATTGTGCTTACCAAACGCTATATAACCGATTGCCCGCCGCAGACCAAAAGGCAATAGACGAAGCAATAGCAAAGAACTTTCCGACAAGTCTATTAGTCCAAGCAATTCGCGCCGAAGGATATAAAACAAGTAGTGATGCAGTCCGCTTACACTTCAAGGGTCAATGCAAATGCCAAAAGAACTAAACGATATTCTTGATGAGCGACAAATAGAGTATGGCGATGCGCTAGGTAACTTCACAACTATTGGAGTTATATGGGGCGCGCTCTTAGGTATTGACGAAATTCCGGCATACCAAGTAGCACTAATGATGGATTCGCTAAAAACTGTGCGGTTATTTAATAACCCTAACCACGAAGACAGTTGGTTAGATAAGCAAGGTTATGTTCAGCATGGAAAAGAGATAGCCAAGTATGAGCATTAAAGACCGATTTGACGAACTACCCGAGGGCGTTGAGTCTTCAGATGTAGTCGAATTGCGTAATGCCCTTATTCGGACACAGAAACAATTACAGAAAACCAAACAACGAACCGAAGAATTAGTAGAAGTAACACAGACAGCCGCGTATGACGCGATGTTATCTATGGGCAGAATCCCAGCAGTTAGAGATGTAATTCCGGATAAAAGAAAAGCCAAAAGCGAAGTTGCGTTATGGCACATGACGGATTGGCAAGGCGCAAAACGCACGACTACTTACAATAGCGAAGTAATGCGCGAACGCGTAATGGATTTTGCGGCTAAGGCTGTGCGTATTACAGAGATTCAGCGAGCCGACCACCCAGTAAAAGATGTAACAATTATGTTTGGTGGCGATATGGTTGAGGGATTATTTAACTTCCCTAACCAAGCCTTTGAGATTGACTCTACGCTATTTGAGCAATATGTAAATGTGTCGCGGCTCTGCGTTGATGTAGTCCGGTATGCCCTCTCTAACTATGAAAAGGTAACAGTAGTGCCGGAGTGGGGCAATCACGGGCGTATAGGTAGCAAGCGTGACAATGTGCCGCGCTCCGATAACTTTGACCGAATGTGTTACGAACTAGCCCGCCAACTTCTTAGCGGAGAAAAGCGGTTGGTATGGCAGGAATGCCCCGAGGATATACAAAGGGTGCAAATAGGCAATTACAAAGCGTTGCTAATTCATGGTGACGAAGTAGGCAGAAACGGATTTGCTAGTCCGGGTGCAATAGTCCAACACGCTAATCGCTGGCGAAGTGGTGCATACCCTTGGGATTTTAGAGATGTATATATTGGTCACTATCACACCCACGCAGAATGGGCGATGGCTAATGGACAAGGTTCTGTATATCAAACTGGTAGCACCGAAAGCGATAACCGATATGCCGGAGTGATGTTAGCGGCGAGCGCAACACCATCACAACGATTGCACTTTATTGACCCCGATAAAGGCAGAGTTACAGCCGCATATAAAATTTGGCTTGATTAGTATTTGATTCTTACCTTCTTATTGACCCATAAGAATGATAAGAAGTTACGCGTATTTTGTCTTATAAGAATGCCAATTTGATTCCTATTTTGATTCTTATATTCCTATTGACCCATAAGAACCACAAGAATTAGTGTGGCAGACTTCACAAAAATAGTTGAAAAAAAGTTTGCAAAGGTTCTTGACAAGCGTAATTTACGCGTTGTATCTTATTCCCAACAGGCAGAAAATGCCCCCGACAGAAAGGCACACGCAAAATGACAACACTAAGACAGACAGTTACAGTTGCAGAAGTTGCAGAAATGGCACACCGCGCAGGTATGGAAGCGGGCAACCGAGTTATACCAACACCAATGGTAGTTGTAGATGGCAAAACCGAGCAGGTAGTAGATGTAGTAGATGACGGACTTTGCGGATTTGCTTGGGTCACAATTCGCCCAGCACGAGGCGCATTCGTCAATTATCTCAAAGCCCGCCAATGGGGTAGCCCCGGTTATAACGGCGGTTGGGAAATTTGGGTTAGCAATTTCAATCAGTCAATGACCCGCAAAGAGGCTTACGCAAGAGCATTTGCATCAGTCTTACAGAATTACGGCATTAACGCTACCGCAGGGTCAAGGTTAGACTAATGAATACTACTTGGACAGTAGAACTTGAAAACAAGCCACGCAATCTTGACCGCCCAGAA